GCTACTAAAAACAAATGGGTGTTTGTTTGTTGACAAAATTGTGTGATTTCAGACAATGCGCGCCCAATATATGAATGATCGCGTTGCGCTGAATGGTCTAACATATTCCAGGGGTCAATCACGCAAACGTTAATTCCCTTTTGGAACACTAATTCTTTAAAGGCGTTTAAAATACCTTTTAACGTTAAATTTTCCAAATCTATTTTAACCCAATAAAAATGATCTTGAATAAAATCTTTTGTTTGGTTTAATTGGTCGTTGTTGCAATTAGTTTCGTTTAATTTATTCGCGATTCGTTTTATATGTCCCTCATATGGGAATGACTCCGGCGCAAACATAGCGCAGCGCATATCGTATTTAAGCGCCATATTACAACAGATTTGGTCCATAACGTCAGATTTTCCAGAATTCGGAATCCCGGTAACAACGGACCATTGTCCCAATTCCATTTTGAAATAATTATCGGCGTTTGGTAAACCGATTGAATAGTTTTTGACGCCGTTTTCGTTATAAGTCAAAACACTTTGCCAAATATTATCCAAATTCAAAACGCCCTCCAATGGAAAGTTTTTAGCCGTTTTAATGACGTTTCGCAAAGTTTCGGCCCCTTTTGTCGTCAATATCTCATTAGCGTCTTTAAAATCGCCGAAATCGACGTATTTACAACGATAAGCGCCGAAGCGTCGCGCCAATTCATTACGCAATTGAATCCCAGGGTTGTCATTGTCGGTGCAAAGAATGATTTCTTTTTTGTCTTTAAAGTATTCAAAGCAATTATCCAAATATTCCAAACGTTGATTCCCTTTTGATGCGCCGTTCGGAACGGAACAAACCGAATAAATCCCGGCTTCGTGTAATGACAACGCGTCAATTTCGCCCTCAACAATGAATATTTTTTCCATTGTTTTAATATTATCCAGGCCATAAAATATCAATTCCGCGCCCGAAACCATTTTAAAATTCTTTTGGCCGTCACGATATTTCACATTCACCAAATTATTTTCGCGGTAATAATTGAAATTGATCGCGCGGCGTTTTTTACCTACTTGCGGAAAGTATTCCAATGATTCGCCAATTTTCCAATGTTGAAGCGTTGGTTCTGAAATGCCACGTTCACCGAACCATTTGACAACGCGTTCGGTTAAATTGACTTTTATTTTTTCCGGACGGACAAATTCTTTTTTCTTTTCAAATTTAGTGGTTCCGGAAAACCCGCAGTTGTGACAATTGAATAAACCTTTGTCAATATCAGCGGACAAACATTTATCGCGCTTGTTTTTTCGTGTGTGGCTGCATTGTGGACATTGGGTTTTTATTTTACCGGTCGATTTGTTGCCGATATCAATGCCGAAATCGTTAAATGTTTTCATTGTTTATTGTTTTTCAAATGCTAAACTAAAAAAATATTTTAAATTTTAGGTAAATAATAAAATAAATTTTCAATGTTTTTTAGTTTTTTGTTTTCAATCTCGTAATTATCTGTTTTCATTATGAATGACGTGCCGTTTGTTCGGTTTCGTTTGTCGCCTTTTTTATGCAGTATTGCTAATTTTAATAATTCTTTTTTACTTAAATAACCGCAAACCGTTAATTCATTTTTGCGCTTATTAAGTGAACAAAATATATAAATATCACAATCAAATTTTGATTGATGCGCCACGAAATTATTTACAAAATAATCTTTAACGTCAACATTGCGGCCCATTGTTTTAACGTCAATTTTTAATCCTTTATAAACCAAATCAAAACCGCCGTCAAAACCATTTTTAAATTTGTGATCTAAACCAAACAATCGTTTCACCATTATTTCGCCAATCAATCCAACGAATTGTTGTTCTTTGGTGCCGTTGAATTCAAATCGGTTGCCGATATTATGTTGATTGACGAAATGCCAAACCTCGTTTTTTAGTTTTTCCTGGATTTTAAATTTTTTATAATCCACAATGTCCGGAATCGCATGCGTTAAAATCATCATCAAAAAGTTTTGTCTGTTTAAAACTGTTTTTTATTTGTTCATAATTCATTCCATTTTTAAATGTTCTTTTCCCATAACCATCTTTTTCTGCATTTATAAACCATTCAAATTTGTTTGGGTGTTTATCTGACATGTGTTTTAAAAGAATTGGTGTCCTGTGAAAACATCCAATGCAGTTGTTCATATATGCAAACCGAACATTTTTGTTTTGCCAATATGATTCAATGTGATCTTTATAAATATTATCTTTAATTAAAGGAAAACTTGGTTTTTGCCATTCTATATTTGCCCATTTATTTTGATTTGTTTTTCCACCCCTTTTTCCAACAATTGTTTTAAATTCTAAATTTCCATTTTTGTTGGTTTTGCTTAACATTGTTTTTGCCCTGCTTTGTTCATTTGCCCTAAAACCAATGCGCATTTCAACAACCTTTTTTATTTTTTTATTCCACCAATCAAAAATTGGTTGCAATTTCATTTCGGTTGTACAAAATCTTTGCGTCACGTTTGGCAAATATTTTTTTCCGTTTCTGTTTGTAATTTCGTCGAAAGTTTTGCCGGCAACCCAATCAATTTTTTTGCCGATGTATTGTTCCAAATCTAACATTGTATAGATAATTTTATCATCTTCCAACGTTCCAATAAATTCACGTCCTATTTTATCGCTAACAATTTGACGCAATTTTTGTTCCGGAAACAAACAATTTTGGTCGTTTGTTGTCACCAATGCAAAAACATTGAAATCGGCCGGATAATTTGCCGCGATATATGACGACGTTTTGCCGCCGCTTAATGAATTAATTGTTTTCATTCAAAACGTATTTTTTTAATTCCTGGAATTCGTTTGTCATCATCAAACCCTTGATTTGAAATTCGTGAATGTCGCCGTTTTTAGTTTTGGCGCCGATTTCCTTTTTTCCGTTGGACGGGTTTTTGTATATAAAAAATTCTTTTAGGTTTTTAATTTTAGTAAACCCAACCGGTTTTTGTTTTGCTTTGTGTTGGATCATAAAGCGGTCAATGTATTTAATGCCGTTTTTGTCGGTGTTTCTTAATTTTAGAATTGATAAAAAATTGTTTTGCCAGAATTCATCTTTTCGCAAATTTTTAGAAACGTTGTAAACCTCGCGTAAATCGTAACCGTCCAACCTTTGCAGTTTATCCAAACAATCCAACCATTTAATTTTTTGGGTTTCGGTTTTGGGGCGGTATTTCAAATCAAATAATGTTGCAAAATGCGGAAACGCCGTTTTCGTTTTATCGTCAAATTGGCGCTTTTCCGATTTTGTGGTATATTCTTTTTTTATATTATTTATATTGTTATTTATATTAACCTTTAACTTTTCTTCAATAGGGGTGTTTAACTTTTCTTCAATAGGTATTGAATTTTTCTTCAATAGGGGTGCAATATATATTCGGCGCTCTTTTATTTGCTTTGTTCCCTTTTGATATATCATTTTCAGGCGAATAAATTTATTCTTTTCTAAATTAGAAATCCACTTGGAAACGCTTGTTTTTGAAACATCGTAAAGGTTCGCGAAGTAATCGTTTGAAGCATAACAAAAACCTTTTTCGTTGGTCAATGCGGTCAATTCGCCAAACATTAATTTTTCGTTTGCTTTTAGTTTTTTACAATACCGTACGGGTGCCGGTATTATGGCATAATAATTTTTTTTGTTTTCCATTCATTCAAAAGTAAAAATATATTTTACAAAATCAAATTGTATTTTATATGATCGCAAAAGGAACGTAAATCTTCAAAGATTCTTTTTAGTTGAACCAAATCAATGTCGCCGTCCTCAAATTTATACCAAAGTAACTCAATAAATAAATCAAATTCAACGCGTGTTGATTTGCCAATGTAATTGTATGTAACCGCGATGTCGTCCGGTGAACTTTGTGTGAAACGTATTTTTTGATTTTTGTCATCAAAATAAATAGTATGATATTTCATTTTTGTGTTGTAATTTTTAATTCATTTTTAAAATATTTGTCTATTGTTTCAATACATTGTTCCAAATTATTTGACCAAATAGCCGCCCAATTGCAGTTTTCAAGCCATTTAAGCCACTTTTGTTGCCTTTCCGTGGGTTTGTTATACTTGTATTTTAATTCAAGCGCTAAACCGCTGAAATTAGCGTTTGGCGTAAATATTAATAAATCCGGAATTCCTGGCTTTGTCCCTAAATATTTCATTTTGTATTGTTCAAATGGTGTTCGTTTTCCCTCATTCATCGGGTGTGTGAATACCGCTTCCGGATATTGTAATTCTAAATAATTAATTATTGCGCGCTGCATTTTGTCCTCACCTTTTAAATATTTTGAATAGGGATTCGCCATTGGAATTGATTTTATTTTTTACGTTTCTTAAAATACAAATATCCCAAAAAACACAACGCAAAACAAACCGGGCAAGGGTGAAAAAAAACTAAATTCATTATTTTAGTTTTTTATATATAACAAATCCGTTGTTTTTAAGTACTTTTTTTGCATCTTTAATTTGCTTTTGTTGTGTTCGGTACGCGTCAAACGTTTCGTTTTCAATCGCGTTTGTTTGGTTTTTATAATTCATTTTGTGTGATTTTTAAAATTATTTAAAAAATATTTGTCGGTGAAATCAATGTTTTCCAATAATTGGATTAAATTAGATTTTGTTAAATCAATGTAATCATATTTTTTTGTCTCTATTATTACCGATGATGTTGCAGCAAATTCACATCGGATAAAATCATAATCGGCGTCAATAATATCACAATAAATGGAATGTTTATTTTTTTTCAAATTGTTTTTTAGATTCATTTTTGATATTTTTTAAGTTGTTTTTTTAATACATCGTTTTCAATTACTAAATTATTGTATTTATAAAGTAATGATTCAGCGGTAATTTTTTCGGTTTCGTAGCTGCTTAAAACAATCATTTTCAACGTTTCAAAATCAACGCGGAAAAAATCGTCCCATTTAATCCAATTATCCAAATTCGATAAAGCATAAACGACCGAAGCGTGATCACGTCCAACGGCCGCACCTATTTTTTTCATTGATTTTTTGCTTGTATATTTCGCCAACCAAAAATAAACCGCTCGCGCCATAACCAATTCACGTTCACGACTGTTTTGCGTGATGTCACAATTAAAGTGTTTGTTTACTTTTTTTATTAAATATTCTAATTCCATAATATTACAAAATTAAACTTCCGTCGTCGTGAAACTCATTCCAAGTGAAGCCGGAAACAACCCCGGTGTCACAATATATTTTCCAATCACTAAACGCGCGTTTCCAGGCCTTGCGGCCTTGTTCAATCATTTCGTCGCTTAATGTGTAAACCTCAACCGTGAACGGGTAATTTGTTTCGACCGCAATGAATTTAAAATTATCAACGCCGCAGTTGTCCATATAAAACGCCGCTTGTAAATGATAAGCGTATTTGTAAACGTCCCGGCGAAACGCGATTGGTGAATTGTCTTGACAAGTTTTGACGTCCGATATAAAACCAGAAACGCGATTCAAACAATCCGGACGAACGCGAACGTCCAAACCGTCGTGTTTGCCATAATGCGATAATTCAATTTCACCTTGACAATATTTTTGCGCCAAATCGTGATTGCGAAAATTTTCTAAAATTTTAGTAATTTTATTATGGTCGTCAAAAGAAACCATTTTTTTGCCGGTGGCCTTTTTTTGTTCCAATTCAAATTGTTCTTTTCCGGCTTTTGTCCGGCGATCAATTTTCGGCATTACGTGGAATTCCTTATAATACAAATCCGGTTCTAACATTGCACAATGAACGGCCGTTCCAAGCGCCATTGCTGAACTCTCAAACGGTTTTTGGTTAATAAAATGATATACAGATTTTTTATAAATAGCTTTTAAACCCGACGCGCTTATTCCAGGCGACGAATGATATTTTTCATTTGAATCAAATTGCGTTTTCATTTTCTATAATTTTATAGTTGTTTATTTCTTTAATAATTCTTTTTAACTTTTTATTTTTTTTATTTAGTTTTTCAATTTCTTTTTGCATTGCGTCAATTCGGTAATACAAAAACTTTAATACTGAATTTTCCATTTTGTTAATTTTGTATAAAACTAAAAATATTTTTTCAATTTACAAAATTATTTTAAAAAAAAACGGCTTCATATCTGAAACCGCTTTTCACTTTGTTTGTCATTTTACCGATTAAAAAGGTAAATCGTCGGACGTTTCGGCGACTGTTGCCGCTTCTGGTTTAACGTATGGATCGGATAATTTGATTGAAAAAAACTTTCCTTTTGCGCCCTCTTTTATCCAAGCGGCAATTTGTTGATTGCTACCGTCTTGTAATTTAATCGAACCCGAATAATCCGGCTGATTGTCATTTGTTTTGTTGGTGTTTTTAAATAAACTACCATTTCCATTTTGATGTTCGTAAGCCATTTTTATTGATTTTAAATATTAAACTTTTGTTTTATTTGTTCTTGGTATTCTTTTTTCATTTTAAAGCCGGCCAATACCTTTTCCGCTTGTTCCTTTGTTGCTTTCATTGTCGCATTAAATTGCGCGTCTGTAAGCCATTTTTTTGCGTCTTTTGTTTTTAGCTTTTCATCGCTTTGATTTTTAACGGCGTTTTGAACTTCATTCGCTGATGCGATTGACGTGTCAATTCCGACGCCTAAATAACCCAACGCGCGGCCCAATGCCGACGTGAAACCATTTTCAACAAATGACGTTTTGTTTATATAAGACGAATCGCGATATTCTTGTGAATGCGCCGAAGCGATTTCAACGCCTTTGTCGTCGCAAATAACAACTTTAAAAACGCCCTCTTTGTCGTCAATATGAACCAATGATTCTTTTATTTGCCAACCGTCAAATGTTGGTTCGCTTCTAAAATATTTTAGACGTTCGTTGACGGTGATATATTCCCGCCCTTTTATGTTTATTGTTTTCATTCTATTAAATTTTAAAGGTGATTAAATTTCCAGGATTTCAGAAATCGCAAAACCGGCGCCGCTTAAAATAGTGACTTCTGCAATTGTAAATGAATCCGGATTTTGTAAACGTGATTTTAATGTTGGCATTGTGCAACGTAGCATTTCGCAAACATTATAACGTTTTAAATTAAGGCGTTTTAATTCCGCTTTGAATTTATTTTCAAACATATTTTTCAAATTGTGTTGGCCACAAAAATAAAAAATTTCTTTTAAATAAAAAAAATATTTTAAAAAAAAACCGCCGCAACCTAAAAATAAATCACGACGGCCGACAAACAAAGAAAATATTTTATTCCGTCGTTACAATAAAATCTAATGAAACGTCATCGTCATCATTTGGAATGTGTGAAGTCACTTTGAATTCCGCGTTTTTAACATTGTACTTTAATTTATCAATGATTGCCGGTTGCGGTTCTGAAAGTACATTCGGCCAATCAAATAAAATTCTATTGTTTAGCGCCAACGGTCTGGTTTGTGTTTCACGAAATGAACCCTCGTATTGAGTAACAAAATCGCGAAAATCATTCATAATCATTTGCGAACTAATCCGGTGTAAAGATTTATAAAAATTAGTTAAACCAACGCCCGCGTTGTAATTGTCGCGCGTGCGATACCAATAAAATGTTTCAGCGTTTGGAAACATCATTCCAGTAATTCCTGGCATTGTTACCTCATAAGGCCCCGGCCCGGCATTTACTAACGGGAAAGTTGTTAACTCTGTCCTAATATTAAACAAATAAGGAACTTTTTGTTTTTTAGTATTTGAAACCTCAATAATTGATTGACGTCGCGCAACCTCTTTAAAATTTTTGTTAAGATTGCCAACATCGTCGCCATTTCTTGAAAATGTTGTTCCACCATTTGTAAAGAATGTTTCCATAAAAGAAGCTAAAACCGCCCTTTCGGTTTGAAATGCTACATTGTCAAAATATAACGCTTTATAATCGGTGAATGATGTCGGAACTTCTGGATTCAAAATAATTACTTTTAGTTTGCCGATTGGCGTTTTGTCGTAATTACTACCGGAACCAACCACGCCGGCCCACGGCAAACCCTTTAAATTAAATTTAATACTTTGCCAAGAATTAAAAGTTTGAACATCTTTTTTGTTTACATATGCACCACTAACCCAATTTTGATTTGTGTCATTATAATAAACATCTGAATAATCCGCGGTTGCGCACGGATCAATTTCGAAAAAAATCTGATATCTTAAAGTAACTTTATTAGTTATAACAGTAGATTTTGACGCGTTAGCTTCAATAAAATATCCAATATTTAAACTAATACCCATAAAATCATCAAAATTAACATTAAATGCTCTTGGCGCTACAAAACCACCACCGTCAGCAAAATATTCTTCTAAACTTTGTTTGCTTAAACCTACAACCGGATAACAATTCGGTAAACTTGTATTGCTTTCAAAACAAACAACCGTCGATGAACCGGTCGAAACCGAATCCGAAATCCTCATTGTGTTTCTTCCTTGTTGCACCGTGTCGGTTGATGACAAACTTGCGTTTGTTCCAGTAATAATCCAACCAAATGTCCCATATTCAAAACCTGGATTATAATTATAATTAGCAAAATTTAATTGTGTTGATGATGCTTCTCTTACGTTTTCATTTAAAGGTTGTATAAACTCACGAACTAAATCGTTTTTAATTGGTATTAAATTTTTGGGCGCTATTTTTAAAACGTCTTTATTATGTGTTGGCGATTGAGCCGTTGCCGTTGAATTTATGATAACAGTTTTTAAAACTTCTTTTTTCTGATTTGTTATTTGTGTTGTAATACTGTTGCGAATGCCCGTTGGGACCGTCCCGGTTGCGACAGATGTTGTAATATTGTTTTTTACATTTTGATCAAAAATATTTGAATTTTGAACAATATACCAACGTCCAAGTGATTGGAAAATCCTACAATGATACAACGTCAATAACAATTCTAATTGTGTTTTTGCGTCATATAAATCATATTGTTTTGTAAATTCAAATTTACCGGCCGGAAATGTTTTTGTAAACGGAAAAACAACTTCGCCCAAATCTTCGTCACGTGCCGCAATATCTGTTGTAAAATATAAAGGTAAATCCAAACCTAAATTTTGCAAAATATTTGCAATTCTTGTGCTATCTAATAAACCGGTTGTCCCCGTTGGTGTTCCGCCGCTTGGGGTTTGTGCTGCCGGAACTGATGAATCATTTGTAAAAATTGGAGCGTTGAATTTTTTAAGTGTTCCCAAACCGTCAAGCGCTTTTAATGAAATTGGAAACGGAAACGGTGTCAATTTTTCTTTAAACCTATCAACAACTAAAAATCCCGTCCAATACGTATCAAAATTATAAACGTTTGAATCGGTTATTTCGCTTTGAATACAATTTAAACTTTCAACAAATCCGCCGTCATCAATTACGCGATGACGATACGTTGTTGATAATGTTTCAAAATTTGGAATTACATTTGAAATACATTCCGCGCTTTCATATAAACCCCCCTCAATTTCAACACGGTCAATGTAAGAATCAACCTCACTTTTTGCGTAGTTAATTTTTACTTTATATTCTCGCTCGTCGAATTTATAAAAATCGTCATATTGAACGGAATCGGTCACCATTAAATTGAGAGTACAACTTGAACCAATTATCGGCGAATAAAAATCATCTTTTGCGTTCCATTGAATTGTGACCGGATTTCCCGCGCCTACAATAGGCAGAACATCACCCGAATAATTTTTTTTAAGAATCTGAATTTGTTTTCCGTTTCCTAAAACGTCCGAAAAATTTAATTGGTATTTTATATTATATTCTAAATCGTCACTTTGTTCAGTAGCTAAAGTAAAATTATTTTCAGAAATAATAAAATCATTGTTTTCGGCTAAAATGTATTCAATCATTTTTTTTGTATTTTAAAATAAACGATCGGCGGTTTCATTCGCGCGTTCAATCGCGATTAATAAATCTTGGCCCTCTAATCGTATTTGACCGCCAACATTTATATTTTGACCGCCGCCACCAATCATTGATTGTAATTTATTAAGTGGCGCAATGACTTCTGGATTTTGTCGCGCACCTGGATATTCACCAACTAATCCCATTGTGGGGCCGCTAACAATACCACCGTTGGCGAATGCGGTTGCACCGCCGCCGCTTCCTATTTTTCCGGCTTGCGATTTTGCAAATGAACCCAATGCAACCAATGCAATACCGGCCGCAATAGCAACCGCCGGATTTAATGACTTTAAAGCAATTTTAATTTTTTCAACCCCAATTCCAATTGCGATTGCAAGTTTTCCCATTTGAACCGCCATTGTTCCAATAGTTGTCAAAACAACTTTTGCAAGTTTTTTCGATAAATTACCGCCGCCCGAAATAGCTTGTCCCAATGCTTCACCGATTCCGGTTGCTAATTGATTTAAACCACCCGTGATAATGTTTCCAATTTCATTGTTAAACATTGCGGCGTTTTCCATTGCAATGGCTTGTTGTTCGGCCAAAACCATTTGTTGTTCACTCATTGCCGCCGGGATTCCCGCCGTGTCGGCTTTTATTGCGTTTGTGATTGGTGTCATAATACCGCCAGATTCGAGCGTTGAAACACCTGAAACCGTTCCACGTCCTTGACCACCTAAACCACCACCACCGACGGACGTTGTTGTTGTTCCGCCACCGCCACCGGCTGCCGCTTGTCCGCCACCGTCACCGGCTGAAACAACCGCCACCGGAACCACAATTGGCGCAATTTGTTTTTGCTCTAATGCTTCGTTAAAATTATCAACAACGCTCGAGCCTAATGTTTTGGCATCGGTTTTAATTTTATTAAAGGCGTTCAACATATTGTCTTTTATGCCTTTTGAAGCGCTAATAAAACCGGCTTTTATTTTTTCCGCGTCGAACGTAAAAATTCCCATTATAATATCACCAACGCCGCCCAATATTGAAACAATATTTTTGCCGGCCGTTTTTAATATTGTGACCAATGTTGAAAAAACAAATTTTCCAACCGCAACCAAATTTTTAAATTGCATTATAATCGCGTCCACCGCTAATTGTATTGGCAACGAATTATTATATAAATCAATAAAATAATTTCCGATTTTTATTAATGCGGCTTTTATGCCAGACCAATTTTTATAAATAACAACGCCAACTGCGGTCAATGCAGCGACAACCAATCCAATAGGCCCGGTCATTAAAGTCAATGCTGCACCAATTGCGGGCGCCATTGTTAAAAGTGTTCCAATTATAGCAATAACTGGCCCCAAAGCCGCGACAACGCCACCAAATACAACAATCATTTTTTTAACTGTTGGGGATAATGCGTTAAATTTTTCCGATAAATTAGTCATAAACGCGCCAATCTTTTGAATTGCCGGCGCAACCGTTACCAAGATTGTTTGACCTATTGACAACAACGACGTTTTCATTGCGTTCAAACCTTGCGTCACTTTAAATGACGCCGTTTGTGATGTTTTATTAAACGCTTCGTCTGTCGCGCCCATTGTGTTGCCTAAAGCATCAAATATTTTAATATTATCCGCAGCACCTTTTCCGGTTAAATCTAAAACCCCTTTTAACGCCCGAATGTTTGGAAATATTGCCGTGGCGTCCATTCCGGTTTGTTCTAAACGTGCCGACAAATCCATTAATGTAGGCATTAAACCCCTTTCGGCTAATGATTGAGAAATTTCTTGTTGCGAAGTCCCCAACGCCAACATTGCTTCGGCGCTTTGTTCTGTTGGTTTTTTTATCGACGCTAAAATTGCGGTCAATTGTGTGGCGCCATTTGCCGCGTTTGTTCCCGTTCGGGACATTGCAGCCAATGCCGCGCCGACTTCGTCAAATCCAACGCCCATATTTGAAGCGATCGGAATGACGCCACCCATTGCGCCGGCTAATTCAGATGCTTCCAATTTTCCCTCACGAACCGCAGCAACCAAAATATCAGTTGCACCGGTTGCGTTCAAATTTTCAACCCCATACGCATTCATTGCGGACGTTGCTAAATCGGCAATTGTTTTTGTTTCACCCAATCCAACCGCGGCGGCCTTTAAAGACGCGCTCAATGTGTCGGTTGCGTCGGCACCTCTTAAACCGGCGGACGTTATAAAAAACAACGCTTCGGCGGCTTCGTTTGCACTTCGCCCGGTATCAACGGCCATTTTTTTGGCCGCTTCGCCCATTTCTTTAACTTTGTCGCCGGCAATACCGACCAATGATTCGATTTGTGACATTGATTTGTCAAAGTCAAAAGCCATTTTTGTAGCAGCAGCACCCGCAGCAACTAAAGGCAACGTCAAACGTGTGGACATTGATTTTCCAACGCTTTGCATTTTCGAACCAAAAGATTGTAATTTTGAACTCGCAGAACTTAAAGCAGATTTTAATTTCGACGAATCGCCGGTGATATTTAATTTTAAATTTGATTCGGCCATAAAGGAAATATTTTAAACAAAAATACAAAAAAAAAGACGCTTTTATTTCAACGCCTTTTTATTATTCATTTGTTTTGCTTTTAATTCAAACGCTTCCATTTGTTCGCGTGTTGATTTTGGTTTGGCGCGCTCAACTTGACGTTTTTTGTCAACCGGCAATTCAAACAATTGTTCCGGTTTCAACATTTGCGATTTCTTTTGACATTGGACATTGTGAATCATTGCGGCTAAATACCGCGTTTGTTCCCATTGCAAATTTATGTTGTTGTGATAGTGTTCGGCGATTAATCCGTTTTCACGCCACGTTTGCCGCCAAAAATCGTTTGGTTTTATGCCAATCAAACCGATATAATAATCGGTTAAAGTTTCAAAATTTACTTTTTTGACGGCTTCACCTTTCCCGGCTTTTCCATTTCGGCGTTTAACGAGTTGCCCAAAATTTTGGATTGCAACATTGCGTTCACAATGTCGTTGATTGTTTCCGCTTCCAAATCGTCCAACCAAGCGCCGACGGTAAAAATATTATAATCAACGTCGTTTCCGTTTTCCTGGTCGTTTGCTAATATCGCGGAATAAATAAGCGCCCGCAATCCTTTTAATGAAATACCGTTTTGAAAAACGTTTCCGATGTCTTGAAGTGAAATTCCCATTTGTTCCGTGAATTCGGACCAAAAATTCATTGAAAAATGAAGTGTTCGTTTTTTGCCACCGACATTGATGTCAATGTAGCCTTTTTGTTTGTTTGCCATTTTTGTTGTTGTTTGTCGTTAATAAATAAAAAAGCCACCGCCAAAAATATGACGGCGGCCGAAAATAATAAACTTTTAATTTTTAGTTTGTGGACTTCGTAATTGCTCCAGTTATTGTTATTGATCCTGAATATGTTACGGCCGCTTCCATTTCGCCCGCCATTTCAACAGATGTTAAAAATCCCTCTGCGGTATATATAGCGTCGCCACTTTCTGTTGTTCCAAATACACAAGTTAATTGCGTTCGTGCCAATAAAAAATCGGCCATTTCAATCGCGTTTGACGTATCATCGTAAGCCACAAGACCCTCGAATGATATTTCGCCGCCTTTAACTCCGGCGATGTATTCTGAAAACCCGGCGGAATCTTTTGTTGTCGCTTCCGGCGTGTCCATTGATAATGAAAGCGAACAAGATGTCGTGTGTCCGACTGTTGCTCCCTCAATTTTTAATAATAAGTTTGTCCCGTTAAAAACTCCCGTTGTTGCCATTTATTTATTTTTTAAGTTTATTAAATTTTTTGTAAATATACGAAATATTTATTTTAATTATTTGATGTATTTAACGCCCATAAATTCGTGAACGCCCTCATTTTCCAAAATGATTTCATAATCGGCCCATAAATCCAAAGTTAAATCGCCCTCAATTTCTGTTTCCTCATTAACCGGACGGATTGAATCGCGCCAAAGTACGTCAACGGAATATTTTTTCGCAAATTCTGGCGCTTGGATTTCTTCGCCTTGATCATTATATTCGCCGTCAATAATGCAAATAAAACCTAACTTTACAATTGTATTTTTATGCGTTGGTTGTTCGTTTCCGTCGTCATCAATTTGATGTGGCAATTTTTTTATGTATTCGTTAGCTTTTTTTTCGCTTGGAAATTCGTATTTTTTAACAATCATTTTTTTTATTTTAAAGTGTTGTTAATGTTGTTAATTCGGTTGTTGTCAATGTTTCGTCAAATATTGCGTGCGTAAATATTTTTCGCGTTGAATTACCAGTAACTGATTCGCCAAAATCTGAAACAATTGCTTCGCCATTTAAAACGTCAAAATTACCCGTCACCGTTCCGGTTTTTATTTGTGAACCATTTAAAAATATTTTAAAAGTATTACCGGACAATTGAATTGCCAATTTATTGCGCTGAAAAAATGGAACTAAATTTTCAGATGTTGATATTAATGTGTTTGATGTTCCATTGTTTGACGATGCACTTATATAGGAAAAATAATTTAATCCACTTTTATAAGTTTGCAATCTTAAAAATTTATTTAATCCGGAATTTGTACCGGCAAATAAACGTTCGCCGTTTGTTTTATGTGTTTCAACATTAAAATCAAAATAAAACGTCGCATCGGCGCCCAATGTAAATGTTAAAGTGTTCACACAATTATCAAAATTACGTGTGACCGGGTTTCCCTCTGTTTTAATATAAGACGATGAACCGGTTGATTCCTCAACTTGGCAACCCCATAAATAAACAAAGGAAGTTGTTGATGTGTCTGATGTGTCTATTGTCCCGGTTGTTGCTCTTGGGCAAAAATAAGTTGAAATTTGTGTGTGTGTATCGGTGTTAAATGTGACAGAAATTCTAAACCAACCATTTGGATATTGTTCAACACTTGAATTGATGACTGAAAATTGGCCCGTTGCGCTTGTTGTTAGCGTATTTGTACTAAATTGATAAATGGCGTCACCCCTACCATTTACATATAAACCTTGCGATCTAAAGGCAAAAAAATCTCCCTCACCTTGTTTCACAAAAATAGATGTAGCAACAGACAATTGCGATGCTGATGACTTGGTTGCATAATCATAAATATAATTATTGGAACCACTTGTTGAACCTCTTTGAATTTTGTCCGCTTCTAATTGTCCAGTTGGTGAATTTACTTGATTTGCAGTTACCGTCAAATCAATTCGTTTGGTCCAAGCCGCATTGTTAAATTCTTCCGATCTTACTTGAATATTTGTTGCGGAACCCTCTAAAATTAAAGACGGGCAACCATTATTGTAATGGTTTAAACGTGGTATATTGGCGCTTTTTGTTTCAATTAAACCGTTAACATTTTGACGCGTAGCGTCGTCACCGGTTCGCGCAAATGTAAAATCAAATGCGCCAGAACTTGGGAAAATTGAATAAACTTTTGCGGATTTGTAACCGGACGGAATAAGAAGAAATTTTGCTTTGTCTAAAATTGTCATTTTTGTTGTTTGTACAAAAATACAAAATTTTAAAATGCTAAATTAAATTTATTCTTCGTCCTCTGTTTGGATTGATTCGTTTAACACTTTGACAATCTCTTGCGCTTGTGCTAATACTGCAATTGGCAATGTGTTAATGATTGCGTTTACTTTTGCGATTTGTTCTTTTGTGATTTCCATAATTATAATTTATGCAAATATACAAATTATTGTGGCAAATCTTCAAAATCGTCTTGGTAATCGCTCGGCAAATAAGATTCCATTTCTGTGATCTGTTCGGCGCTTAACTCATCTTTATAAAAGTCATTTGCTAATACAAATTTAAAATGTTGTTTAATCGCTTCTACGTTCTCGTCATCAGCTATCTGTGCTAATTGGTCTGGTATCTGTGAAGAAATTATCTCTTTATTGCTTTCCTCTGTGTTTTCTGTTGTTACTACGTTTCTATACATTATTTTGCTTTTAATAATTCAACTTCTTCTTTTAATTCTTGTATTGCTTTAACTAATATCGGTACAAGTTTTCCGTAACTTAATTCTAATTTTTCTTCATTTTCAGAATAAACTAATCTTAAAGTTTCGTTGTCTAATTCTTGTACTTCTTGTGCTATAAAACCAAAATCTTTTTTACCTTTATTAGCAGAGTTAAATTCTACTTCTGTTTCGTTACCATTTTCATCAGTTTCTTTTTTTGTTTCTGGTCTGTTATTCCAAACAAATTCTCTTGGCTGCAAAGCATCAATAAAAGCTAATCCGTATTCTAAATCTTTAATTTCTGATTTATCTCTTTCGTCTGATAATGATGTAATAGAAGTAACCGCACATCTTAAAGCAGTTATACTTGAATTACCTAAAGTTATTTCATTAGATACACTTCCAGAAGACGGAGCAGCAACATAACCAATAGCCATACTATTACTTCCAGTAAATGCAGTACCATTTAAAATATCCCTACCAACAAAAATATTGTTGCTTCCAGTATGAACTCCATTAATTAATGCTTGATATCCTAATACCACATTACCACTACCAGTAGTAAAATTATTATAAGCACTACCACCTACAACAACATTAGCAAAACCAGAAACAGTACCACTAGAGCTACCTCTTCCTGCTTCCTTACCTACAAAAGTGTTTAAATTTGCAGCAGCGTATTGACCAGACAAATAGCCTATTACAGTATTTCCAAATTTATTAACACCATTTTTTAAAGATTCTGCTCCAATAGCAACATTTTGAAAACCAGTTCCAATAGAACTTGCAGCTTGATAACCTATCGCAACATTATTCTCCCCACTAGTTAAAGTTTTAGCAGAATCATAACCTACTGCGGTATTTTTATCAGACGTACATTGTTGTAGAGAATTGGTTCCAATAGCAATATTATAATCTCCCGCGTTTGAACTTGTTAAAGTATCAACACCAATAGCAACACAATCATCAGCAGCAGTACAACCTAACATAGATTGATGTCCTACTGCAACACTTCTTGAACCGCTATTGTTTTTCATAGAATTAGAACCAACTGCGACGTTTAACATTCCACTACCGGCCTTGAGGGCTTGCATACCAATACCAGTCGAAAACATACCAGTGTGACTTTTTCCGGCTTCATAACCAAGCATTGTTCTATATCCAGAAGTTGTGTTTGAAAAACCAGAATTGAATCCTATTTGTGTGTTGTTTGCGCCAGTTGTTTGGTTATATCCAGCCTGATAACCAACTGATACAGTTCCCTGAACAGTGTTATTTCTACCCGCATTTTGTCCTACTGCGACCGCTTGTTCTCCAGCCGAGATTAAGCCTGATTGCATACCAATACAAACCGCTCCCGCGTTGTTACTGCTACCCTTTCCCGCTTCACGACCAACAAAAGTTCCATAGGTCATATTCGTTGTGTTGTTTTGTGCAGCCAGATAACCAATCGCGACAAATGAATGTCTATTAACATTAGATTGTGCAGCTCTTTCGCCAATAGCAACAGCATTTTCACACCAAGTTGAATTAAAAGCCGCATAATAACCTAGAAAAACATTATTATTCCCGTTTGTAATAGAATTACCCGCATCAAAACCAAGTGTGACATTTCTTTCAGCGGTTGTTGAATTTGCTGGTACATTACCAATATATTGACTTTGGTATTGCGTACTAACTAAACAATCACTCAAACCATTTAAGTCCGAAGCACCACCACCACCACCAGAAGCACTAACAGTAACTGCACCAGTAGATTGGTTTACTGATATACCAGTACCCGCTACAATTGAAGTTACTCCACCGGCGCCGCTTGGTGTTGCTATCCAAGACAAAGCGCCCGAAGCGTTTGATTCTAATATTTGATTGGCTACATTTGGTAAAGCATTGGGTAATTGTAAAGTGTACGAACTGCCACCCGAATGCAAAGGCCCTTTAATACCAACGTGATGAGCGGTTCCCGCTTCACAATAAAGTTTTAACAATCCTTGATTTGATCCGCCGTCGCCTTTTAAACCTAATTCAAATGCAACCTCTAAATTGTTTGACTTGTTTGTTGTCAAAAAAGAACCGGCACCAAAAGCGCCACTATTATTGAATTGTATTTGTGTGTCACTACCGCCGGGCGTAGTACCAACAACTAAATTTGACGGCGCGATTCTTACATTGTCGCTACCATTAAAACCAACTACAAACGCGACGTCGGACGAATTTGTTTTTAAATCAAAATCACTAAATTTTTTATTTGCCATTTTTTTATTTTTATTCTATTATTAAATTATTGTTGTTTTCGGCCAATACAAATGCGCCCGTTTCTAAAATTATAAAATCGCCTATTGGAATAGTTGCAATTTCCTCTGTTATAGTGTGAATTTGTAGTCCTAATCCTAACATAAAATTATTTTAAATAACAAATTACTTTTCCACTTGCAACTGAAACGTCGTCAAAATTTCCAAATATTATTCCGCCCTTTGTTAATGCCAATGAAGTAATTGAAGCGTCACCGCCGGTTGAATCAATGTCACAACTAATTGTTGAATCTTCCAATGCTTGTATAATTCCAAACGTTTCACCAGTTGCAGACGTTCCCGACGCGGCAATAATTCGTAAACCATTGTCACCAAAAGATAATTTTTGAAAATCACTTGAATAATATAAATTTGAAGCCATAATATTTTTAAATTTTTAATATTACAAAAATACAAAAAATAAAAAAATAATTTTTTTTCAAATTACCGTCCTTGACCTATGTATTTTTTTTTGCGTTGCGACAACGATTTATTTTTTGAATGACGTCCTGGACGTTTTTTTCGTTGCTTTTTAAAAAAAGAATTTATTAAATTTTTAGCCATTTATTTTTTCCAGGTTTTGACTATTTTTTCGGCTGAACGAGCGCCAAAATACCCGCCGTAAACGAGTAATAACAACGACGACAACAAATCAATCCATTGTGGCGCAATATTAAAACCACCAATCGACGAATCCAATATGATATAAATGAACAACGTCAACGTTAAAAAAGCTAATACAATGGGCCGAATGTTTTTTGTCAAAAATGAATCCGTCAAATTATCTGACGTCCAACGTTTCGTGACTTCTTGCATTTCAATGACGTCAAATTCTAATTCCGCCAACAACATTTGTTTGTCGGTTTCAGACAATTGGCCGTCGCTTTTAATTTTATCGCTTAATAAATTCAACGATTCAATCCCGGTAATTTTACCGGCAATGTCTAAAATTTCTGGCGCAACAACTTTTCCACGAGCGACCAACCAACGCAAAGCATCACCGACGCGCGTTGTTCCGTTTTTATCTTTATAGGATTGTTTTGCCATTATTAAATTGTTTTAT